TTTTGAAAACAGAACCTGATCTCTAATGTGGGATTTTGCGTCTTGATAGCAAGATGTTTTCTGCGGTCTTCCTTTGAGAAGAAGCCTTTAGTTTCAATACAGATGCCGTTGTCAAGGATGAAATCAGGCTTATAAATGCAACTGATTTGGTAGCTAACATCAAGTGTTTCATAGGTATAAGGAACTTTATTTGCTTGTAATGTAGCTGCTATTGCAGCTTCAAACTTACTTCTAAAATTCGTCTGCTCCGACTGTTTCAAACCCTGCTTTCGCTTTGGGCTTCTCCTCTTCGATGGTTGCTTCTTCTGTTTCAAAGCCGTAGCCTTGTGCGGTTTTTGTGTACTCGACATGATTGTGGATGATGACAGCTTCTGGTTGAATTTTTATACCAACACCAAAGCTAGGATTTTCCCACCCACTGCAACGCATGTTGACTTGACCTGTTGTACCAGGACCACACTTGTTAACCTTCTCCTTCTGATCTTCTGACATAGGAGAACCGTCAGCATTAAACAGTACAGGTGGTCTTTGTTTCCACTGTGTACCATCTGCCCTTACTCCTCCACCTTTCATCTTGGTTTTGATTCTGAAGTATGGCTTGCCATCTATGTCTTCATAACCAAAAGGTAATGGTGCAAGTTTAAATTTTTTATTAGGATTAGCAATTTTTAACTGCGTTTTCCATCTTTCAAGAAGTCCATCTAACTGATCACTAATATCTTGTGATTTTTCTGGATCAATAAGACATTCGACCTGCCATATACCTGACGCATCAAATTTTGTGTCGGGTTCTACCAGCCATGCAAATTGAAACAGACACACTGGTGTTGTGATGTTGATAATTTCTGATTTAATCATTTGGAAATTTCAGTTTTAGTTTTCTTTTTATTGCATCCATGTTGGATGTATCACTGATAGTACCGTAGAAAAATTACTTGTCACGCATTTGTTCAACTAAACACATATGGTGCTAATAAAACTTCACACACATCAAAATCCCCTATGTCTGGTGGTATGGGTAGCTTGCCTGGATTGTCTAATTGTTCTACTGCTTGCTGATATAAATCATCTAATAAGTTCTTGCTATACATGTCAACAAAACTTTCTTTTACATAACCAATAAATTCTTCTATATGTGCAGCAGGTGAACCAAAGCAATCGTGTATTGTACAGAACTGATTAAGACCACTAGCTTTACTTTTTTCTAACGCTAAATGTACATTAGCAGCATCTAAACTATGTACAAAGTTTGCTGCAAAACTCTGTGTAGATTTTCTTTTATCAACCTCTGTTGTATTACAATTAAGTGACAACTGTACAGTAGTAGAGTGTAATTTGGTAGCAATTCTTTTTATATTAGACTTGTAATAATGCTGCTTAACATAAAACTTAGAAGGTGTAATCCATGTTATATCTTTATCTTCATTACCAAAACATCTTGCTATCTCTGCTAAATATTTCATCACTATTATACATTTAGGACATATATTATTAACACTTTTTTCTATAATTTTTGCAAGATAATGATTATGTAAGAAGCAATCTTTCTGCCAAGATAATTCTTCATCACTTGCCATAAAATAATTTCGTATTGCATTTGTAATGCCAAAAGTTTTACCACTGTATGGAATCATCATCACAGGTTTTTTTATCATCTTTCTTGTAATAACTTGATGATGTTTATACCAATCTTCTGCAATAGTATCTGTTTGTTTTGATAATTCATTTATAACTTGATCTTTTACTTCTTCATATAAGTCTTCAACCTCGTCATAATTTTTAAGGTTTACTTTTGCTGCCAGTTTATTATCAAGAGACATGGCTGCAAAATGTTGAAAGCCATTGTTTGTACCATCAAGTAAGACAGGATGCTTGCTTACATAACCATATCCCTCTTCAAGTAATTCATTGAAGTCTAAACACCAGGCAAGAAATTGAAATGGTTCTTCTGCTTTACTCCATATGCTGATATAAGATTCAGGATTGCTTGCTATCTGCCTGGCTAAAGCTTCTCCTTCTGTCTTAGACCATTCAATACGTTCTTCATAATTGTATTTACTCATACCCCAAGAGTTAGCACCTGCAATACCTAACCAATTCTTTGCTTTCTCATCTGTTATTGCTGCACCTTCTGCAAATCTATGCAAAGCTCTAGCTAAATCATTACCTTGAGGATTAAATATACCTGACACATAATAAATTCTGCCTGTAAAATCTGCCTGTGCTACATGCCAAAAGGGTTCTTCTGCAAACTTTGTAGCAGTATCAAGCAACATAATACATTGATACCTTTTCATACGATCATGTGCATTTTGATCGTGTCTAATTACTTCTGCTCTTCTCCATCTCAATCTAGATTCTTCATTAGTATTAATATCAAAAGGTCTTGGAGTTTGTGGTAGTGGTTCAGCATCTATTAAACAACCTACTTCTATACCTCTATCCCAACAGCTTTGAGCAATATCTAGAACAGTTGTATTTATCTCCCACTTTGTTTGTTGAAGACAATTCAGTGCTGTATAAAGTGCTGTTGGTTTTCTTTTTGTTACTTCTTCATGGTAGGTAAGGTCTTTTGATTTTATTGCTTTGATATGTCTTAATCTTTTTGTATGAAAACCACCTTCAGTAGTGCTAGTCCAATCAATCGGTTGTTCTACACATGGTTCGTACAATGGATAACAAGCTAATCTATTTTTGCGTTGTCGTTTTATCCAATCCATAGTTACTTCTGTAAATTCAATATAAGTTTTGGTTTGCTTTCCTGATCTTATAGTTGAAAGTTTTACCATTCCAACCGCACTAATCATTATATCTATAAGCTTCATACCAACCTTTAGTTTGTCCTCTTTTGACCAAGGTTTAAATACAAAACCTCTGTTCCTCATGTGACCTATCATCATATTGCGTCTATATCTTGGATGATTTGTATCTGATATATGTTGTTTTACGTTTTTAAAATGCTTTTCATCTTGCTCTTCAAACAAAGAAAACCTTTGTTCATCTTCAAGCATATGACCTACTTGTATAGCTATCTGTGTAGCGGTTTTGTTTTGGGAAGCACCATCAATAACACCTTTAAAAGTAATAAAAGCTATAACATCTACATCTTTTAATTCATGTAGCTTTATTGCTGCTGTAGCTTTTACCCCTGGTGTACCTCTCCAAGCCCTATCAAGAAACTGTTGTATTGCTTTAACAAAAGGTAGAAGACCAGCTTTAATCATGCTCTTTGCATAATCTGTTTCTGATTCTCTACCTTTAGCTAAGTTGTTGTTGATGTTGCGTTGCCGTCTGTCAAAACCACGACTCCACATCCGATCTTCTAAATCAGTTTGCTTTGTCATTAGAGTATTGAGAAATAAGTTCTTGTAGATCCTCTAATAAGTCATCACATTGACCACGCATAATATCAAGTGATTCCTTATCTTTATCAATAAGATTAGCAAGTTCTTCTAAAGCATATTCTCTTGTACTGAAGTTCTTACCACATTCCTTACAGGTTCTAGACCTCCAAAGATATGCAGCTTCCCTTTCTCTTGTATGTAAGACAATAGTATTGTCGCTGTTGCAGTTAGGACATTGAATCATTATTATCCTCCCTTGTCATAAATGAATACTTGTATTCAAGCTTTTCAATACAAAGATCCCAGGCATCCTGTTCACTTATGTCTAGCTTCTTAGCAATAGACTGTGCAAGCTCCCTTAAATGAGTAGCTATTGCTGTAAGGTTGTATGGATAATCAGACATCTTTACCTCTTATCTTAGCCCATCTTTTTCTCTGTCTATCAGCAATTTTTTGATCGTAACCAGCATCTATAATTGCTTGTTTAGTTTTTTCTGGGTAATACATATATTGGTGAAAGTAGTGATCTCCTTTAATGTAGTGTGTACCTTCTTTTAAAACACCTCGTCTTCTGTAATTCAACAAAGTTAAGTTACTTACATGAATCTTTTTTGCTGTTGTCATACCATTGAACAAACCCTTTTGTGCATAATCTTCATTACTTTTTTCGTTTAAATATTTAGAATAATCATTTGGAATATACTCAAGAGGTTTGACATAACCATAAAATTCTTTCATCACTTCATCATTACGTCTTGAATTGTATGAAAGTTTGCCTTTCCAATCACCAGACTGCAATTGAACAAGCAGTTTGTACCTTCTTTGTAAATTAGGGTGAGTGAATTTATATGCACAACGATATTTTTTTGTTCGGAATGTCAATCTGCATTGCAAATAACTTTCAAGTGCAATCTTTAAATATTTTATTTTAAGTTTTATCCACTTATCAATATCAGTTTGTTTCCAAAAATGCCTGTCTATTTTATTATATATTTCAGTATTCATAACTCTAGTTGATTTTGGTATCCAGTTTTTGCTAATCAAAATTCCTAAATATTCAAAAGGATAACCAGTGAGTTTTACTATATCGTGAGCAGTATATTCATCTGCTCCACAATATTCTTCGGGTTTAAAAACAAATTTTTTTGTGGTGTTTAATTCATCTTTAAGAAGTCTTCTGATCCACTCCCTGGAACATCCAAACTTGTTTGCTATTGATTGCAATGTATGACCTTCTTTTCTCATGCTTAAAATAAGTTGATTTCTATCTTCTTTTATTTCTTTTAGAAAAGGTGGTCGATACTTGTAGCTTTTCATCTATCTACCCCCCTGGAATTGGATAGACGCATTTCGTAAAGACTCCCAATACATTCCATTACCGTCATCATCAATCAAGATAATAGAATGTTTTTCTAGGTCTACACACACGTCTTTTATATACCTCCCCTCATCCTCATCGGATAAAAAGATACAAGCTCCCTTTAAAAATTCGCAAGGGATACTCTGATTTGTACAAAGTTTCATAAAAAAAAATAAATTAGAATAAGGTTCAAAAAGAACCTGTGAAAAATTCAACTAAAGAAATTCTTAATAGGTTCATTTAAAGTTTGGCCAAGGATAATAAGACTAGGAATAATAAAAAATAAAAAGAAGTAAAAGCCTAGAATTAACTAGGCTCTAAGAATACATAGGTGCAATACTCACCACCTAATAAATCAGGCAAGTAAGATATACCAGTTTTAAAACTTATATCTTCTAATACATCAACACAATTAGTAAGGTTTAATTTTTTTAATGTCTCATCAATAAGTTTTTGTTCTTGGTCATCCTCTAAACCTGAGGCATCACCATAAACTATGTATGATGCCCAGTAAATAGGGAGTTCTTGTTTAACTGTTTTAAGTTCCATAATTAAACATCCTCTTTTTTAATATCAAGAGCTTTATAAGCGTCTAATAATTCCTTATTAGTTGCTTCTTGGGCGAACCATATACGCTCTATTTCTGCACGTTTAGCGGCCTTTAATTCGGCTTCGTGGTTGCTTTTGTTAGAGGTCATTTTGTAACCCTCCCATAAAAAGGGTTATATCTTTTTTGATTAAGTTCTAAATAACGTGATGTTATTTTGTTGACTTCATCAATAGAACCATTAAGAATAATTTTTCCTAGTGTTCTATACTCTTTTTTTTCTTGCTTCGTAAGCATGATTAATAATTAGTAACTGGGCTGTTAAGGTTCACTTGTTAAGAGAACCCTTTAAAAGGCCCGTAGGCCCTTTAAGGGATTATCTAAGTTATTCCCCGAAGTAGAAACAATTACAGAACCACTCAAGGGCTTCATAATCGCTTGTAATGTTTGGGCTTTCATCAGCATAAGTTGAATTAAGCTGTAAAGGTTCCCAAGGTGTCCCCCAATCTTGATATTGAATCTCAATATCTGTTGCTTGTTTGTATTGGTCTAAGTTGCCTTTGACCTGACAAGCTGGCCCACCTGTAGAAAGTAATATTTTAAATTCTTCAGGTTCCATTTCTTCAGGGTTTGAAGTCCAACCGCTTCTAAATTCAACACTTAGGGCTTCTTCTCTTGCTTTCTCGACTATTGCTTCTTCTGTATCAAGATTAGAAACAAAAGCTGAGTCATTCTCTTTATATTGTCTATAAAGTTCTTTTATGGTTTCAAGTTGTGCTCTTGCATTGGTTATTGCATGAGCTTCTTTTGTTGCTGTCATTTGATTTAATAAGGTTCTGGGAATAGTACTAGGTCTAGTACTGATTGCATTATTACTATAAGTCAGCCACCGATAAAATAAAAACATAAAAATCTTTACATTTTGTAACAATAGACTCTTTATATCCCCCTACCCTGTCCAATTATTGTCCTTTTACTGTCCAAAGCACTATAAAAACCCTAAGATCCTAGCTATAGCTTAACTTGCGGTGCTGTCTCTATGACAGTACTACATATAAAAGACTGTAGTTATAGCTTAAATATCTGCAAAAAGTTATATATATGGGGTAAATCTTAGATTTGTATATATGCGTAAACCCTTCAAATTTTTGTGGTAAAAACTTTTTGTAGGACCCTAATAGAACCACCCAGAAGGAAACTAAAAGGGTCATATAGGGTCTAGTGTGAAGTGAAAGAACCTATGAGTTGATTATAGTGATGAAGCTGATGAAGGTCAAATCTATGGGTTATCTATGGAAGGAACTTAACGACCCCCCCTATAGTCCCCCCCAAGATTTATCTACAAGTGCATGTTAATAAGAATTACTTATAAAACCATCGTTAGGGGTATTAGAATTATTTATCTGTGAGGGGTTCATACCCATAGCAGTTTGAGTGATAGTGTTATTCATATAGGAACCCCAGTTGTCTAGGTGAACTCTTAGTAATTCTTCTTTACGAGATCTAATATTACGGTCTTCATCTTGAGCCATGTATTCAGTCCAATAGGCTACTGCTCCTGATAGAGCATCTAAGATGTCATCGTGTACTAGAGAACCTCTATGTCTTGTAATACGAGACATTTGATAGAAGAGTTGAAGCTTTAGTTTACGTTCTGGTGCTTCGTTAGGGTTAGATCTATAGTCTTTTTCTACTACCTTACGGTCAATTATGAGCCTATGAGAGTTCATTACAGGTTCTAGAGTATCTATTATGCGTAGTTCTTTAGTTTTTGTGTTGCGTACGTCTTTTACTTCGCAGGGATGATACCTCATAAGGAAAGGTTTCATTAGTTCTGCAAACATACCACCACCCATATTAGATTCTACGAGGATTGTATTAACGTTATTGGTCTTAGCTATCTTAGATAGGGTTGTTAAAACTGCGTCAGAGTAACCACCGTTAAGACCCCCTGCATCAGGAACGTATAGATTTCCATTAAGCATCTTCACAACAGCGTAACCAGTGGCATCTCGACCCTTTCCAGAGGGGTCTACGAACATAACAGAGCCTGTGTATTCAATCCAATCACCGAATTGTTGGGCAGGTCGGTAGAAATGATCACCGTTAAACCCTACACAAGGTAATTCTTTGATTACATACTCAGGTGAAGAAGACCATATGACCTTTTCTGGTGCATGATCAGGATTAACACTGCTGATGATAAGGTCTGAAAGCTTAA